CGCGTCATTCTATCGGCGGAAAACTGCCCGCATCGAACGCCCGAGGACATAGCAAACCAGATCGCCAGCTATGGACCGTGGGAATATCAACAGCGAGTCTTAGCAGAATGGGACGGCGTATCGGGTGATCGATGGATACCAGGATTCACCGAAGCTTGCGTTTTTGGTGACACCGGATCGCCGCCGTCCGTCGATTCGGTCGGCTTAGGTTGGGACCATGGCGAACGGCCGGGATCGTCGGTCTGTTATCTCGTCGCCCAAAAGGATCGCCGCCTCTATGTCTTAGGCGAATGCGTATCCAAGGAACGCAACACACCAGCGGCCGAAGCCGTCGCCGTTGTCGAAATGATGAAAAAGTGGGGCGTTGCGCCGCAACATATCGACGAAGCCCGCGGCGATTCAAACAGTGCCGGACGGATGGGAATGGGCCTCAGCGTTAACGATATGCTCGAGCGCGCGTTCGCGGATCTGGTGGGATCTTCGCGCGCGCCGTTTTCGATCCGGGTTCCATACAAAGGCCGCGGCTCAGTCAAAGCCCGTGCACGAATGTTGAACGCGGCTTGCGTTGACGGACGCTTTTTCGTGCATGAATCGTGCGCGTCTTTGATACATACGCTCCGCCATTGGCGCGGCGAGAATAACGATCTGAAGCACTCTTATGATGCAGTGGCGTATATTGCCGATGTTTACTTACAGCCTGAAATGTCCGAAGATGGCGGAAGACTTATTATCGCTTAGGGGGTATCCATGGCACCGAAAAAGAAACCAGACGCGCCGGAGCTGAAGCCGGAAGCAAAGACCAAAGCGCCGAAAATCGAACGCGGATCGGTTTTGATCGTTAAACTGGCTAAGGGTAAGACAGTGCCGAAGCCGCCGGCCGGCGTCCAGGTTTGGCCCATGGACGGCGATCAAATGGTTTTAACATCGGCCGACATGTACGATCGCGGTTGGATTAGGCGGAAGGGATAACGATGTACTCAGCGCCAAGCGCAATCAAACCGAAGGATCAAGAGGACCGCGACCGATGGGCGGAACAGGCTTTACGCTATCGGCTATTGACCGGCGCCCATATCGAAGATTTGCGGGATGAACTGCGACGGCTGTTCGCACGTGAGATAGCAGCCGATCTGGAATTCCACCCGGACATGTCACGCAACCCGCTTCGGATGATTGTCCAGCAATTGGCCAACCTGTACGCGGAACCGCCACGGGTCCAAGTCGAAGATCCAAACGCGGACCTATCCGCAATCGTGACGGCTCGACTTTGGGCACTCCAGCAACAAACCGAAAAACTCGTATTAGGGATCAACGAATCCGTTTTGCGCGTTGACTGGGAATGGTGGCGCGGCGCAACCGAAGCGACCTATCGGCCCATTTCGCCCGATCTGATAGTCGCAACGCCGGACCCGTCGCAACCGGATCAACCAATAGCAATCGAAGAATTGCGAACCCGAACCCGGCCGGGAAACTTTGAGCGCGTTTGGACTTGGGATGTCTGGGATATTTCAGATCCCGAGAATCCGGTTTTTCGTATTGAGCTGGAAGGCGATAAGGGCCAACGCATTGACGCAACGGCGGAATTCGCGCCGGATTTGGTGGGCTCCTATCCATACATGAGCGAAGGCCAACCGATCTTGCCGTACATTTTGTATCATAAGCAGATCGGCGCCGGTCTTTGGAACTACCGGGACGGAATAGAATTGGTACGCGGTACGCTTCGATTGGCCGCGCTTTGGACGCATTGGTGTGACGGCTTCCAATCGTGCGCCCATCCGCAACGGTACGCCTTGGACGTTGACACGCAAGCCGGCGTGACTCGAACGATCGGCGGCGTATCCGTTGACGTTGTGCCCATTGATCGAAAGTCGATCCTCAAGTTTAGATCGGCCGGTCCTGGTACGGGTTCCATCGGTTCCATCGCTCCAAGCTTAGAACCCAGATCGGCCGCCGAATCGCTGAAACTGTTTGGGCATGGTTTGGCCGTTTATGCGGGATTGAATCCAAGTGACCTGGAGGTAACCGGAGCACAAAGCGGATACGCGATCGTTGTTGCCCGCGAAGGCATGCGGCGCGTAATGAAGGCCCGTCAACCGTCGTTCAATGCTTCGGACCGGTTGACACTGGCGACCGCGGCGAAATTGGCCAACGCTTACGGCGGCCATTCATTGCCGGTTGAACCTTCAGACTATGAGATCGAATACCGCGGTTCCAAGGAATCCGATCAAGAGCTGAAGGCGCGGGCCGATGTTGTCAAAGCGGAATTAGAAATGGGTTTGATATCCAAGGTAGACGCCTTGCGAACATTGCACCCAGAGATCGACAGCGACGAAGCCGCGATCGAACGGTTGTTAAGGGTTAACAGACTTGATCAGATTTTGAACCAAACGCCGCCGGCCGGCGAACCAACGCCGTAAGGGGTAAACATGAGCGACGAACAAGTGACCGAAACAGCACCGACAACCAACGGAGCGCCGAAGGGCAGGCAAGGCGGCGAACCCGCGTCGGTTCCATCATTCCGCCTTCGCGAAGAATCCGATCGACGCCGCGCCGCGGAAACCCGCGCACAGCAATTGGAACAGCAGCTAACCGCGCTCCAAGGCGAATACGAAAAGACCAAATCAGGCTTGGGTCAAATCCAATCGCAGCACGGTCAAGACATGCACTTGATCGGGCTTGGCTTCCAGGCGCAAAGCGTCCGGCGCTTTTTCCGGCGTGAGTATTCCGATTCTGTCGCTGAGTTACCAGCGGATCAACGTCCATCGTTTGAGGATTGGCTGTCAGTATCCAAAGACGATCCGTTGTATTCCGTACACTTTGACCGAATCAAACCCGCGACCGCCGAAGCGCCAAGCGCAGACGCGCCACCAGCTCCGCCGGCCGGGAATGAATCAACAGCACTATTGGCCGCGCTCCGATCCGCATTGGACGCGAACCCAAACGCCGGCGCGATTTCACCCGCCGCGCACACCGGACGCCAATTCAGCAACGACGAAATTGCGAGCATTCGATCAAAGGCCGGCGGCGGTCTTGGCGCGCACAAAGATTCGATCCTTGCTACGCTACGATCTGAAGGTTTGATAAAGTAGATTTTCCAATTTCGGCAAATCGTCCTACAATCCAAAAAGAGCATCGGCCCGTCAATCCGTCAATTGATGAACATCGCTCAAAACAATCCAACAAAAATAGGTGTTCACAATGGCTGATGAAGTCACTTTCACAGGACTGACGACCGATGGCGGTCGCGTTTCCTCCGTTCTTTCCGCTATGCTTTTTGAGAAGATCCACGATCCGACCGACCTTCGCGCAGTAATGACCAACGTACCATGGGGCCAAATCGGTTCCGATACGATGTCTGTCGCGCTTGACGGCGCGCCCGGTGCCTTCCAGGAAGCAACATCCGAGATCGTTTCCGGCATTTCGAATGCTGGCTATGGTTCAGGAAAGTTTGACCTCCAGATTGCCCGCTATGCTCGACAGTACCAAGTTTCCGATCTGTTTGGTGTGTCCGGTGGCGCGATCGATATTGCCGCAGTTGTTAAGACTCTTGGCGATGGGGTCGGACTGACCATGACAGACCTGCTAACGTCGCTGTTTAATAGCTTGTCTTCGGCTGTCACCGCGACAACGACTCTTGACGTTGACGATGTTTACTCTGCGATCTATACGCTGAATCTGGCCGGCGCTCCGTCCTCACCTGATGCGCCATATTCGATGGTTATTGCTCCTAAGCAAATGAACGATTTTCGGACAAGCCTTCGAGCTGAATCGGCTGGTTCCGCACTGCAATACGTTTCGGCTGAAATTCTTGGCGCGAAAGGCCCTGGCTACCAGGGAAATTGGAGCGGAATTGATGTCTGGCAAAGCGACTCGATCGCAACCGTCGATGCGGCCGCGCACCATTCCGGAGCGATGTTCGCCAAGAATGCGTTCGCGTATACCATGGCACCGGTTCGCGCTTTGTCTGGACATGTCCCAGCATCGAACGTAATCGCCGATGCTGGCGAGCTGTTGGTTGAATTGTCCCGTGATTCAAACATCGGCCTAACAACTGCCACGGCGTCTATGTTCGTTGCTGTAAGCGAAGCCCAAGACGCGCTTGGTGTCGAAATCAAATCCGACGTATAAGACAACCAAACCGGGACCGGCCTGCTAATGTGGGCCGGTCCCTTTTTTCCAAGGGGAACCAATGAGCCAACCGATCCATTTGAGCCAACCGAAGACGGATGTGCAGGCCGTACAATCTCGGAACGGCCTTCCAACGCATAGACAGCGGCCGCAATCGCGTTTTGTATACATCGTTTTCCCCAAGTCTTGGGAATACGTCGACGGCTTCGGCTTTTTGCCCGTGCTTCGTCGCTTGACCGCAAAACCAGGCGCTAACGGCGTCCCCGGTTCCGGTTCACTTTCAAAGCCTGTAGCGTCCGCCATTCAAAAAGGCGGAACATATATCGATCCCAAGGATGAGCGATTGGGCGAATACATGGATTATGTCCAATACTTCGACTGTCAGAATGGGCAAAAGTGGTACGTCGATTTCTGCTCCAAGGCTACGGTCTTGACCAGCGGGGAGATCATTTGGAATACCAAGGAGAGCGCGATCGAGTTTGCGAAATTCCGCCGTCATATTGCCGACGCTGGGATCATTCCGCCGATGCTTCCTGAGATCTTCGATTGGCTCATTTCACGAGCTGAGACCCGCGCGGCGCAATTGTTGACCCGCGCCGATGCTTCCCCGCATTTGCTGAAGCGTTACGAATCCGAAGCCGCGATCGTTCAATCAATGCGCGACGAATGGGCAAAGATGAACGGCGCGAAAGCGACCGACAAAAAGAAAACAAAGACACCGCGGCGAAACAAAGTCGCGGACATCCTAGAGGGTTGATCCATGTCACCAAAAGACGCCATTATTGAAACTGAACGACACCTATCCGCGGCCGTTTATGCAACCCGAAAAGCAAAAACCAACCCGCGCAATCGTTCCGCCCATGTCAAAGCCGCCGCCGCCGCAATCGCCGCAGCATCCGCAGCAATCGCCAAAGCGACACCGGCCGCACCCAAGCCAGCCGCACCCAAGCCAGCCGCACCCAAGCCAGCCGCACCGAAAAAGGCCGCAGCTAAAAAGGCTAAAAAATGAGCGGGGAGAAAAAGGGAACCCGCGAAGCCATGGATCGAATGGTTCGCCAATTGGTCAACAATGGGACCGATCGGAATTACGCCAAGGAAAAAGCCCGCGAAGCCGCGATCAAGAATGAACGCAAAACAAAGGGCGAACGCTAAACAAAGAGGGTTGAACAATGCCGAATTCTAATTGGTCTGCGCGGTTTTCCGGTCCGGCCATGATTGAGCGCAACAAAGCGCAAACCGTCGATGTGTCGATCGAAAAAGACGGCGCGTCCGCAACCATAACCGCGGCAACCTTTACCCTGTACGATTCGACCGGCGCCAAAGTAAAAGACGCGGTTTCGGCAACCGTAGCGGCCGGGACCGTATCCGGCGCAATCGCCGCGATAGATACGGACGGCAAAGACTTAGGCCGAAATTGGCTTGTTCAATTCGACGTCACCATAGCGACAAAAGTTTTCACATTTTACAACGACGCGGTTTTGTGCCGTGCTCGCCTATACTCACCCATAGGCCAAACGGATTTGATCGCGCGTCATTCCGATGTGGCCAATCTGGTATCGACAGCAAAGAACGATTTACAAGACTACATCGATCACACATGGTCCGACGTTACAAACCGCATGTATTCCGAAGCGGTTCCATTCTGGAAATTCCGTACTCCCTCAGCTCTGAGACAGACACTGTTTGCCCGATGCTTTGAAATGATCTTTCGGGATTATTCCACGCTGTTTGATGCTTCCGATCGGTACTCGGACCTGTCGGATCGGTATGGCGACGAATACGAAAAAGCTTTTGAAAAGATGCGTAACAGCCTCGATCTGAATGAGGACAACACGATCGACACAACGAACACCCCGACAACGGCAACGATCCACCTGTCCAGCGGTCCTCGGCGTTCATGGCTTTAAGTTTCGACGATGCCCTAACCGCGGCAATTGCACGGCTGAACGCGGCTGGCTTGAATCAAAGCCGATCACCGCTTGGCGTGAAAAACGAAAGCGCCGCGCGGATCGATCGGTCTTTTTCCGTTTTGCCTGCCGGCGTTTCATTGTCCGAACGCGGACGGGTCCGACATCGCGCTGCGTACAAATTCAAGATTGAATTGTGCCATGCCCTAAAACCATCGGACGGCCTGGAAGCACCGGATCAAGCCCTAAAAGATTGGGCGTCGGCTATAAAATATCTGGTGGCCGCGGCATCGAATCTAACGACGGACGGCGCGATCGATATTGGGCCAACGTCCCACAGCTACACCGGCGGCGGCGCGTTCTTGGTTACAGCGTTTGATATTACCGTGGCGGCCGATCTGGACTTGTCGATCTGATGGCCGTTCGAGTTTCAATCCGGCTCAAGTCGATCGAGGACTACATAAAAAAGAACCATGGCAAGATCCGCAACCCGACACCTAACGAAAAAGCAAAGATCCATTTTTGGGCCAATCGTGTGATCGAATACATCAAAGCCAATTGGCCCGTTGATACCGGGACAAGCCGCGATCGGTGGGTCCACGAAATGAGCGCCATCAACGGCCAAGTGATTCTGAATATTGAAAATCCTATGTATTACTCGGAGTATGTACACCGCGCCGGCGGTTCCGCCGATGCTCCGTTGTGGGAACGGTTGGTCCCCGAGGCTTGGGGCCTATTCAAAGACCAACTAATATCGGAAACCCAAATGGAGATTAGAGCAACGGAACGCGAGCTGGAGCGCAGAACCCGCGCCGGCGCTCGTCGTTCTGAAGGCTTGCTGGACATTATCCGTAATCCGAATTTAGTGGACCTTTTCGGTGAGATCTTCGGTGTCTGACAGCTTCGACGTTGACGCGACTATGCAATTCGACGTTGAAAACGTGTTGCGCGAGCTGTCCGCCACTGAGGTTTTGATCGTCCAAAAGCACCGCGAAAAGATGATCGACGATATACGCGGCCAATGGGTCGGATGGCGATACAAGGACCGCGATCCGATCACCGTTGGCCGGTCCTTGGACGGTTGGCGCGGCTCCGAGCAAACCCAGGTTGGCGAATGGGCGATCTTGATTGAGAACAAAGCGCGGTCTTGGGATACCGGCGAATCATACGTGAAAGACGTTCGACGGCATAGGGGCGCGCAACCTGAATACGAGATCGTATACGAGAATCTGTTACAATCCAACATACCAGAGCTGATCGAGGAATTGACCGCCGCGATTGGTGACGATTTGAACGCGGTAGGCCCTCCGAAACGGGTTCGCAAAAACAAAAATTCAACATATAGAACAATGTCATTGGAGGCTTAAGTGAGTGTATCAGGAGTCGTTAAAGTACCGAGGGATGGAAAAATTACCCTTTCAGACAATGGAGCTAATACCCTGGTTATCGACTATGAAGCCGGCGACTTTTCGTTTTCCGACGATAAGACCGAACGCGTTGTTATACGCGATCGCGGCGTGATTGTCGGGCTTCGGAAAGGCGAGGATTCGGTTGGATCGTTTTCGTTTTCCTGTATGATGCGTGATTTTACGGATTCGGCCGCAACAACGATTATTGATGCGATCGATAAAACCGGCAACGCTTCGGCTTGGGTTTCTACCGGTGGCACCGCTTACGAGCAATACCTTTTGGATGTTGAGCTGGCTGTCGAAGGGACCGACCACGGCGACACCGGCGATCATAAGCTGACGCTGTCCAAGTGTTTTTTGGTTTGGGATTTCGCCGAAGATTCAGGCGGGAATAAAATCAATGTTAGCGGCGAAGTGTATGGCACCCGCGTACGGACTGAGGCTTAATCCATGGGACAAGGGGAACCCATGGAAGCGATCAAGCTTGGGAAACTGGGATCGGTGTCGGTGGTTCCGCCGGCATCGTTCGCTGTCATTTCGGATCTTTGCTCCGAGTACAACGAAAAAGCCAGCCGCGCTAAATTGGCGCGTCTTTGCGCCGCCGCGATCGGTGTTTGTTGGGACCGTTCCAAGAATGACAAGCGACCGCCGGTCTATGATTTCACGGCCGCAGACCCGATCGGATATGGCGGCGCCGTGATCGATTGGCTGCATGGGTTCGATGTTGCGATTTCAACGATCTTCAATGTTGGCGGACCGTTGATCGTTCAACTGTTCGAGCGGATCCCGCTGGAGTCTGAGGTATCCGAAACCGAGGATTTTTCCGAAGCGGAACCGGTGGCCTTGACCGGATGATCTTGAAGATCGATCGGGCTTGGAATCGTGAGCCCGGTTGGTTTTATACACTCCCGAAAGCCGTTCAAGTTTCACTATTGGCGGATTTCAGGATCGAACATTCAGCACCGGACAAATCAAAAACAGCCAAGGACAAAGCAAAGCGCCGCCGATTCGATAGAATGAGACAACGAGCGAACCGAACCGGAGCGATCCACGATGGCCAAAAATAGCGACGTTAATTTCAATTTCACCGGTGATTCGTCCGACCTTCGCGCCGAGCTGGGAAAGGTTGGAAACAACCTGGACGCGCTTTCGGACTCCGTTACCGGCATGTCGAACGATGCCCGCAAAGGCTTAGACGGCGTAGCGGCATCGGCAAAGAAAACCGGAAAGGCCGTCGATCCAATATCCGGCAAACTGAAAAAGACCGGCGGCGCGGCATCGGAAGCCGCAAACAATACGCGCAATTTCAGCGAACAATTGGACGGCATGCAGGAAAATGCAGGCGAAGCCTCATCTGTCATGGGCGGACTGTCCGGCGCGCTGTCTTTGGTATCGCCAGAAGCCGGCGCCGCCGCGCAATCGATCGGGGATGCCGCCGGCGGCTTTGAAGCATTGGCCCGAACCGGAACCGGCCTGGTAGCAATCATTGGCCCGATCGCCGTTGCCGTTGCCGCGCTTGGCGTTGCTTATGTGAAATTGCAGGGCGATTTGGACAAAGCCAACGAAAAATTAGAAACGCAAAAAGAGCGGCTGTCCGATGTCGTAACGATGGCCGATAAAGTAAAAGAGGCTGTCCTAATCGCCGGTCTTGCTGAAATGAAATTGGCCGAATCAAGAGGCGAAGCGACAAAAGCCCAAGTCGAAGCCTTCCAAGCGAACATGGATGAGATCGCAATAGCCAAACGCACAAACGATCTGTTTGGCGAACGCCGGGAATTATTGAAAAAAGAACGGGACGCCTTAATCGAGCGCCGCGATGAAATCGTTGCAAGTAAAAAAGCATTCAAAGATGAAGCGGTGAGCCAATCCGCGCTAATCGAAATCAATGGGATGATGGTAAGAACGGCCGTTGTAAACGCGCAAGCCACCCAAGCCGCCGCCGAAACAAAAACGGAAGCGTTGGACAATGCGAACGCCGCGATCGATCGAGCAAACACTAAGATCGAAATCTTATCGGAAACAGAAACCCGGTATACGGCGGCGCAAAAGCTAACCATATCCGCCACCAATGCGACAGCCGAAGCGACGGCCAACGCCACCGACGCCGCCGGCGCACAAATCGCCGTATTGGAACAACTGGAAGCCGCCGCGACCGCTTCGCAAATGGCCCAGTTGTCCGACCGGGACAAATTGATCGCGTCGTATCACGCCGAAATTGAAGCGATGAAATCGACGGCCCAAGAGCACGCCGCCAACGTTGAAATAAAGGCCGCGCTTGATCTGGCCGCACATGAGCGCGGAAAGCAATTCCGCCAAGAATTGCAGGCGTTTGACGAAGCCGCCGCGCTGAAATCCTCAGAGCTGGACGATAAACTAACGGCCGAAAAGCTGAAAAATGAAGATGAAATCCAAAAGGCAAAGCGCGAAGGCCGCGAAGCAAACATAGAAGGCGCTTCGGCTTTGGCGGCTGTTTCGGCCGATGCCTTTTTGATGATTTCTGAGGCTGTCGGAAAAGGGAACAAAAAGGCCGCGCGCCGGACCTTTGCTATCTTTAAGGCTTTGGCTTTGGCCGATATTGCGATCAAAGCTCAACAAGGGTTCGCGCTTGCTTCGTCATTACTGCCGCCGGCTAACGTTATGAAGTACGCCGAAGTCGGGATCGGAACCGGTATGGCCGCCGCTAAGGTTTCTATGATGAAGCCCGCATTTCACGCCGGCTCGAGCATGGTTCGCGCGCCGTCCGGCGTCCGAGAGCTGAACGCCACATTACGCGAAGGGGAAGCGGTATCCACTCCGCTTGGCGCCGAAATCTTAGGACGCGGCGCAATCGAAAAGGCGAACGCCGGCATCGGTTCCGGTGGTTCCGCGCCGGTTGTGTTCCAATATGAACACCGGCAATTCTCGCGATTCATACGTGACAGCGTGCGAATGCGCGGCCCATTGGCTACGGAAACAGACCGAAACAGATCCACCGGACATAGGAACCGCTAACCATGGCAACCGATAAAACGCCGTCATTCGTTCGCGGCCTACTGATACCCGATCCGCGATTTACCTTTGAAAGCCTATCGTCGGGATCTACGTACACCGAAAACGGACCGCGGCCGGGTATACCTGAAGCGCAACAATCCACGGACGCCGTATTACAAACAAGCGGAACCCAAACCGAATCGACCGATATTCGGATCTATACCCAATCGCCGGGTTTTCCTGAAGACAAAGGCGGATCGTTTCTTTGGTACAACGCGACAGAAACAACGGCGCTTAAACACTTTGGTTGGGAACCGCCGCTAACCATCAACGGGATCGAACAAGTCGAAAACGCGGCCGTTGGAGACTATTTTCGGAACCTGGATTGCATAACGACCAATGATGACACGATCTTAATTGCTGGTCAGGAATCCGGGTCCGATTCACCCGTTGACGTTTGGCGTAAATCGTTGACAGATACGGTTTGGGCAAAGACGGAGATCGCGACCGAAGCCGATTTGGAACCCGGTCATACGATTGTTTCGGGCGATTTTCCGTTCCCCGGTCCAGCTCTATGCAAATTGCCCGATGGCCGGATCTTGATTTTCTTTTGGATATCACTGGGAACCACACCATTTGGCTCCGGCGTTGTTGAATCGTGGCAAATCCGCGCCCATTCGACAAGCGACGACGGCGCAAATTGGACGCTATACAATGAGTATTGTCTAACAGAACCGCTACAACAGCTAAGCGAAGATGACACCGACGCCGCCGGCGGCCGATACGCACCGGGACGACTCAGGGCGGCCTACAAGGACGGGCAAATACTTTTGCTTTCATCCATGTACGATTCAAGCGAAACAACGTCACAAAGCCAGCCAAACCACGCAAACAACATATTAGGCCAATGGGCTTCATCGTCGCTTGGCGCTTCGTTCGATTTGGTCCAAATCCAAGATCGGCAAACCGGCGCCTATACCGGTTTCGATGTTGACGTTTCGGGATCTTCGTTCGTTGTTTGTTGGGCTGAAGGTCTGTCACCGGCAATCGTTCAAGTCGGGCGCGTTGGCTCCGCATATGAACCGGTTTTATCATCGGCAACCGTCACCGCGCCGGGATTGGCGCCGGCGCGTCATTATGCGTCCGGTTCAAGTCATGCCGGCGATTGGGATCTGTCCATTGTTGCCGCGCCCGATTCATCGATGTATTTGGTAGGCGTTCAGCATTCGACAACGGCGGATCGCAATACCAGGACAACCGCCGCGATCGTTGCATCGTATGACCGCGGGCTAACGTGGGTTAGACAGTCTGGCGTTTGGGACAGTAAGCGCCGAAGCGACAACGAAGCCAGCGGCCTTCTATATTTGACCGAAGATCATTCCCCGTCAACGTCGATAGGCTACCGCGACCAATTGCGGGAGGTAGTCCCGACATGGCACCGCGGCCGGCTGGTATTGGCCTGTCGAGCTGAAAAGACCGATCCCGCGGCAACCGTCACCGACGATTATGCCTATGGTCTACCGGATAAGGCGATCCATGCGTTGTACCTTGGCGGATATTGCAATTTGCCTCTTGGCTCAATCAACGTCACCGCGGATATGGCCTTGCGCGCCAACTATGGGAAGCATTGGATCCCAGTATTCGATCCCGAGGATTACGGGATCGGATGGGTCACCAATGAAACCGGGACATATTCGGCCGCGCTTGAAGTAGACGCAACGGAACAACCGTATTTGAAGATCACAACGGGTAACGGTTTGGGCGGTCCCGGTGATCATTCCTACTCCGATGTGACTTTGGATAATACGGACGTTCGATCGTCTGAAACGACGACAAGCGAAATGCGGACCCATGTCGAATTCGTCGTTGATATTGTCCAGGGCGGATCGGTTTCTACAAATGAGATCGCTTTACAAATCCGAAACGGTACGCCAACCAAAGCCGAAAAGGTTTCGATTCGTTTTGAGCGTGACGGAACATCGGCCAACGTCGCGATCTATGATGAGGTAGGAACAAGCCAATTGGATTTGACTAAGCTTTCCAACGTTGGCGCGATTACGCTACCGGCCGAATTCCGCGTGACGGTCCACAATCGGCGGATCGTTGTCCATGCTCGTTCGTATACAGCCAAAGACGAAGCACGGCAATTCCACCTATTCTATGAATCGCCGGCGGACGCTTTGCAATGGGAAACCGTCGCGGGCAAATACTGCGAATTGCATTGGGGCGGCATCGGTTCCGGTGGCGATGTTACCCGGAACATTTCCTATTGGTACAAGGTGCAAGCCGGATCGCATGACGGCGGATCGGCGGATTGCGCTGTACCTCGCATGAACGACCAATTCGATTTTGAGACACCAAAGAACGTCGGTGGCCGGTTTCTTGATCCGGCTCCGCTGTACGTCCACCACGGCGTCAAAGTCGCGGCCAAAGATGGACCCGCAAACAAGGCCGACGAATGGCAGATCGCTACCCGCTACGATCACCCGATAGAATCGCTTCACTATGAGCTGCAACCGTCACCGGGCAAGGCTTGGCGCTCAAAAGATACGAGCGCCGATGCGATACTTACATGGAACATCGACGCGGCCAACGCGGTTTTGCCAATGGGCGGAACCCATGGAATGTATCTTGGAAACATCAATTTTAGATATGCAACCTTGGAGGCTTACGACGGCGCGAGCTGGACAACGATCGCAGACATAGACACGGCGATCTCTTGTCAGTATTTGCGCTATGGGAACACGATCAAACCCGATCCGGCCTCGATTGGCGCCGGCGAAAAGTCACCGCATTTCCTGACTTATGACTGTCTTAACGGCGCGTCTTTTGACGTTCGCCACGGATCAACGACACCGGAACCGCGGATCATCGGTGGCAATTCGGAAGGCGTTTTCAACTCAGCAACAACAAAGCAACCGGTTTTGATGCTGGACGGCAATCTGTCGGGCATGCCCTCAAGCGGTCCAGGCGCGATTTGGGCCAAAGAGATTTGCGTTTTGACCCATGCAACCGACGCCGCGCGATACCAAAAGATCCGGCTAACCATTCCAGCCACTGAGGGATCGATCGCAAATGGAACGGCCGATGGGTATTGGCGGATCGGCGTTGCGGTTTGGGGACACTTGGCCGCATTCGGTCGCCAGTATTCCCATGGCCATATCCGCGGCATCGAAAACAACGTGGAGGTATTCACCGCGAAGGGCGGACAGCGCAGAGCTGTAAAATACGGACCGCCGCGCCGATCGGTGGAATTCTCATGGTCGGATTCAATGGACCTATCGCAAATCCAAGGAACCGAACCTGTCCCGGATTACATCAAAACAACAACGACGGCCGGACGCGCCATAGCCGCAAGCGTAGCCGATGCTCCGTTTTTGGTGCAAGGCTTGATCACCGCGCTCGATGGACCGAAAACGCCGGTGATCTATCTACCCAGCATCGACACGAACAACGCCGGATCAACGCGGATAGTTGACCCAAATCGGATGCTATACGGCCGGATTGTTTCAGCTCAGCACCGGATCGAAAATCAGATCGGCGAAGAATGGGCCGGAGATGATTCAGGCGAGGTTGTAACCGCGACCGCTATCCGAATTGAAAGCGAGATCTAACCAATGGCCGGATCGACATTTAGCGCGGAATCGTTGAAAGGCCGGCGCGTCTTTGCGTTGCTGGAAATGGATCTGGCTTCGGCTGGCTTGGTTCGCATGTCAACCGAACCGCTTTCCATTGATGGGACCGGTGGCGGCGATTTCATGGGCGGCCTGGACGGTGTGGATTTCTCGGATGAAATCGATCTATTCGGCATAAGCGAAACAAACCGATCGCTGTCTATTTCCGCCGTGCTTCCGGTCAACGTCGCTGAGCTGGTTTCAAAAGGATTCGACCTTACAACAACAAAAGCCGAGGTTTCGCTATGGGTCGAAGGCACCGAATACGCCGATCGGCGGATCTTGATTTCCGACGCGGTATTGATTGATCCCGAATATGGCGAACCAACCGAGCCGCTTTCTTTTAGTCTGCGATCTAACTTTTTCGATGAAACGGCAACGATCCCGGAACCGTCCGCTGTCGTCACCGCCGAAACGTGGCCCGATTCGCCGCAAAATGCCCGCGGCCGATCGTACCCTTGGATCTTTGGTATGCCGGGCAAAAAAGACGCTTCGTCGTATGATACTTGGGGCTCCGAAGCGATCCGAGTAGACACAACCGGAACGGATAAATTCTTGATCGCGGGCCATGAGATAACCGATGGAACGACTGTCGAAATTGCCGCAAAAAGCAACATCGGCGGCGGTACGTCTGGATTGGTCCCGGTCCATATGAACGACGGATTAGGCCGGCGCGTAGCCGTCGTTTCGGTCAACGCTTCGACGCTTAGCAGCGAAGATCCAGACGATGAAGAATATTTCATAATGTGGGATAGTGGAGGCGGACGCCCAAACCGCCGGAACACCGGACCAATGCGCGGCGCCGGCGATGTGTTGGACTTTTTCCTGAGATACGCGCCGTCAATCAAGATCGACGCGGGCCGAATGGCCGCCGCAAAATCCGCGCTGAATACGATCGCCATTGATTGCACCATTGACGAACCGATCGAGGTTTGGCGATGGCTTCGGAACAATCTGCTAAAATACCTCCCAGCGTCCATGGCTTCGAGCGGCGCCGGTATGTTTCCGGTGGTGTGGGACCGTGCTCTAACAGCGGATCAAGCCGTCGCGAACATCGACGCGGATCGGGATGAATGGGAGCGCACATCGTCTGTCGAGCTGGAATTCTTGGACCGCGAAGCACGAAACGATTTCAAGATGACCTACGCGAAAAACATCTACACCGGGACAATTCAAAACGTCGCAACCATCGACGGCGGCTCCAAGATTGGATCAACGTCATACGCCCGAGCCAGTTTCAAACGATACGGACGGAAACAAAAGATCGATGAATCGATCGTATTTTACAAAGCCGAAGCCGCCTTCCAGGTTTTGGCCTGGTGGTCGCGGATCTATGGGTTCCCGGTTCGAAAAGTCGAATATACAGCGCCGATCGATTTCGGTTGGCTAATGGCCGGATCGGTGATCGTGTTCACGGATGCCCGAATCCATGTCCAAGATCAGATCGCCATTGTGCAATCGATCGAATGGGCCGAAGATCGGATCGTTGGGATCCGGCTTGTTTGGCTTGAAGATTTGCCGCGTGATTCCCGCGCTATATGATAAAACAGAACAGGAGGGTTTGAACCATGGCCGCAATTACAGTCTTAGCCGCGGATGTCGTTAAGAAAACGACGCTATCGGGCACCATTAACACAATGCAGGAATTCGTAATTCCGGGCTCAGCTCGCAGGGTTCAAATCGAATCCGCGACGAATTCCTGTCTCCTGATTTACTCCGGCGGAACCGACGCCGCGGTTATCTCGTCCGAGGTTACCCGAACGATCGCCGCGGATAATCCCTTCTGGTATCCGCTTCCCGCGTCGAAACAGACGCACAGCATTTGGATCGCTTCCGGGACCGCTTCCACGGTTGTAACTGTCGAAGTATACGAGGATTAAACATGCCATACCTATATAGAACGACAGGCGCCGGTGGCGGTGGCGGTGCCAACCCGAATATCGACTGGATCGAAGTGGATCTCACCGATTCGAGTTGGAATTTAAACGATCCCGATTCGGTCCTGTCCAGTATATCTAATACTTCAAATTTGAACTCAGTCACCGTGTCGACCACATCTACACCAGACATAGTCGAGGCTGGCGTCCATTGGAAGGAACTTCTAAAAAACGATGGTACAAGCTATGATATCAGCGATTCACCTGTCGCGATAGAGTGCTACATAGTCTGGCCGTCGACCGGTTGGAGCGTTGATAGCGGCGCCACCACTGGAGGACTGGACAGACCTG